CCTGTTTCTTTTTACGTATTCTTTAAAATATTTTTTATTTCTTTTTAATACGTAGTCTTTATTATTATAGTAGTATAAAGAATTCTTCTTTGTTACATAGCTTTTATTTTTAGCATACCTTAACCGGTCTTTTTCTTTTTTACAGTTTTTACACTCACTAGCTAGACCGTCTGCTTTTGTTTTATTTTTATTGAACAGTGCTTCTTCTTTATTTTTGTCACAAGAATAACAATGTTTCATTAAAATATCCTGAAAAGAGAGTTAACAAAGAAGAGCTAGGTAGCTCCGAAGAACTACCTAGCAATTGTCTTACGATTATGCAGGTACTGCTAAAACAATACCTGATTCTGGACGCAACACTTGAGTACCGTACAAGGTATCAGCAGTGAACAAATCACCCAGATATTCTTGTTTGTACTGTGACTGTGAGCGGACGCCCATTTGCTCAGCCAACACCATTGCATCTTTGTGGCCTAAGATAGCGCCGCGTACTTGAGGGCCTGCACCAGCAGCGTTCTCAGAAGAAGACTCAATTTCTGGGCAGTTAGTAGATACATAAACATCTACACCGTACAGAGAGCCAATACGGCCATTAACAACACCGCGCTCATTAACAAAGTCACTTGATTGATAACGGTCGATACCCATAATGGTTTCACGTACACTTGGAGGAATTACCAAGAAACGATTGTCCATAGGAGTATCATTGTCATCCAGCTCTTTAATTAACTGACGGAAAGCTAAGTCAGTAAAGATGTCTGTAGTTGCAACAGTGTCTTGAGCGTAGGCTACAATACCATTAGCGCCGTCTACGTAGAAAGAGTTACTATGAACCCAGTCAGCAGGAGCACCAGCGGCAACTGCACCACCGTCACCAAAGCCTGTACCCAACAAGAACAAGTCACTATCTACTTGTTTAGCCAGTGCATAACCAGCGTCATCAGTGTAGAAACGGCGCATAGAAGTCAAAGACTGTACATCTGTAATATCCTCAATCAAGCGAGAATACTCATAATGCTTGTCAATGGTAACTACTACTTCGCTTTCTGTAGCAGCAATTAAGCTTACTTGTGTTTCAGCAGCTTTAAGAGAAGCTGTACCACGAGTAGGTTTAGGAATATGAAGAGTGTCGCCTTTTTTACCCTTCATAGGCATCTTGTTAACTAGGTTAGCTAATACAAGGTTTTGTTTATAGGCTGCAACAATCTCGTCACTCCAAAGTTCTGGAATAAAGGTTGCCGCAGTTGTATTTGTTACGTGATTAGTACCGAGTGCCATTTAAAATATCTCCAAAGTAAAAATTAACGGACTCGACCCTCTTGATATGCTTTCATAATCTCATCAGACAATTGAGCATAGCGGTCTGGGTCTTTCCGCATTAAGTTAATAATGTCTGCTCGGCGGTAAATCTTACGACTCTTTTGTTCTCCAGAAGCTTTAGAACTACCCGTAGAAGCCTTTTTGCGTTCTTGTTTAAGGTCTTCTTTCTGTGTAGCTTGGGCTTTCTGTTTAACGCCTGATATCGCTCTCCAGTTGCTTAATAGTTCCTCTGCTGAGTCCCAATCGTATTGGTTAGCTGCACGTTGATATAACTGTTGACGTACATTAGACTTACCAATCCAGTCTACGAAGTCTTGGTCATTGACTAAGTCTACGTGTTCTGGGAACTCTGTATTGAGCTTGTTCATAAACGCTTGCTGTTTCATTTGTTTGCTAAGATTTGTCACCTCAGCCAACGCAGGATTATTAGCAATAGCTTGCTCTACAGCACGTTTAGGGTCATCAAAGAAGTCTACTTCATCTTCTGTGTTATTACCGCCTCGCTCGTGGGCGTTGTTGTCGAGATTTGCCTTAACAAAATCATCTACTATTCTACGAAGTTCGCCTACTTCACTGCTATGACGTCCTAAGAGCTTCTCAGCTTCTTTGTGCATCTGTACAATTTCAGCAACAGACTTACCCTTATACTTCTCAGGAATGTCGTCCTCTTCTTCAACGTCATCTTCAACATCAGAAGGTTGTTCTACATCGTCTGTAGAGTCTTCGTAGTCGTCAATTTGCTCAAGCTCTTCGTTTTCTAGTAAATTTTCTTCTGTTTCTAGGTTCTCTGGTTCAATAAACTTTGCAGCCATTTTAACTCCGTACTTTGCAGTATTGTGGAAGGTTATTTGCCATTAGCGGCTTTCTCGTGTTCTCTTGCCCACTTCATAGTTGCACCGGGATAGTCCCCAGAGATTGCATCCAACTTAAAGTTTCCACCAGAAATTATCCGCCTAGCCTGTTCACCACACTCGGAACACTCTGCTTCCTCTGGATAACCAGAGACAAACTGTTCTGTTACGTGGTCATTGGGACAACGAAAATCAAACACTCTCAACATCATCTTCTCCTAGATTGTCGTAAGTGTTTCTCATCATTGTCTCAAAATTAAGAGCATTGTTAATAACAAAGAGCTGGCCTTTTGCATGATAAAGGCTCTCTACACTATCAACAGTCTCTATGTTCAAAGACTCTTTGCTTGCTGTAATGTCTTCAATGAATTGTTTCCAACCTTTTGAAGCAAACATCTCAAAGTAAGTCTCGTAATAGTCTTGTTCTTCTCTTGTCATACATTCTCCGGTTAAGGTGTTGACTTTTTAATCAATCTATGATATGTGCGTAGTATAACATATTTTAATAGATTTGTCAAGTTTTTTC